TGCAACGGGGATCCATCCTGCCCCTCGTGCGCGGACTACATGCTTCGGAGCGCACGCGAGACCGGAGCAAAACTCGCCGCCGTCGTGGTGGACCGCGAGGAAGAGATCGCCCGCCTCGCAGAGGCCCTGCTCTCCTGGGAGCGGCTGTGGGGCGTCAACGGGACCGACCTCGCCGCGATGGAGGCCCGCATCGAGGAGGCAGAGACCCGCCTCGCCCAGGTCACCGCCGAGCGTGACCAGCTCGCCGCCCGCGCCCCCGCGGAGCCCACCCCACCGGAGCCCCCGACGTCCCTGTCCCCCAACGCGCAGGGGGCCCTCGCCATCCTCTCCACCACCCGCGGCACCTCCCCCCACGAGATCGCTACCCGCTCCCGGATCCTGCGCCGCAGCGTTCCCCACGCCCTCGCCGAGCTGCGCGCCGCGGGACTGGCCTACGAGAGCACCCCGGGCCTGTGGAGGCGCCGGTGAACGAGCGCCCACGCACGCCCATCCACGCCGGCACTCGGCACGGCCGCCTGGTGGTCGAGGGCCCCGCTCCAAGGCGCCGCCGCATAGATCGCACACTACCCGCCTGGTGGTGCGTGTGCGACTGCGGCGAGCGGGTCTCCGTGGCCGCGGACAACCTCCGGCGCGACAACACCCGCTCGTGCGGCTGCCTCGGTCGCGAGGCCAAGGAGCGCCGCCGCCTCGCGGTCCCCGTGGGCGAGCGATTCGGCAGGCTCGTGGTCGAGGGCCCCGGCCCCGATGGCGCCGCCGGTGAGTCCCGCTGGCTCTGTCGATGCGACTGCGGGACGCCCAGGGCGGTCTACGCCCACGACCTCAAAAGAGGGCACACAAAGACCTGCGGATGCCGGAGGAAGTCGTTATGGGCTACAGCAATCCCCACACCCGTTACCTGACCCTGGAGGGATTCGCCACCCTCTCGCACCGGGTCCGCTTCCTGCTCCGGGCCTGGCAGCGCCGCACCTCGGAGGAGGAGGTAGCGCACCGCGGGGGCGTGTCCGTGGACCTACTCCGGCGTCTGCTGGCCGGCGGCAGGGCCCCCGCGGAGCGTCTCGCGGGGCTCCAGCTCCTCTCGGCGGAGGAGCCTCCCGCGTCGCTCCTCTACCCCTGCCGGACCCGGGGCTGCCCCGTGCGCTTCGAGGCCCCCGATTCCCAGCTTCGCTACTGCCCTGAGTGCAAGGCGAAGTCGGAGGCCGCGAAGAAGGCAAAGGCCCTCGAATGGCACCGGCTGCACAAGCACGAGCGCCCCGAGCCCCCCGAGCGTCCGGCGAAGAAGCCCGTCCTGGCCTCCCCCTGTCCCGAGTGCGGCACTACGCGCCGTCGAGAGGGGGCGCTGCTCTACTGCCCCAAGCGGTGCGACGGCGGGCTCGTGCTCATCAAGAGGGCGTCATGACCCGCGGACGGAAGCCCATCGACATGATCGGCCGGCGCTTCGGCCGCCTCACCGTCCAGGAGCCGGCGCCGGTGCGCGATTTCCTCTCCGGCCGGCGCTCCGCCTGGTGGTGCCTCTGCGACTGCGGGGCCCGCACCAACGTCACCGGTAGCAACCTCCGCTCGGGGCAGATTCGCTCGTGCGGCTGCGGTCGCCGGGGGAAGACCGGACGGAGGCCCCTGGACCTGACGGGACAGCGCTTCGGCCGCCTGCTGGTCGGAGACCGCGCCCCCGATCAGCACGGCCACAGCCGCAAGGCGTGGCACTGCCTCTGCGACTGCGGCGCCGAGGCCGTCATCACGACCACCGCCCTCCGCTCCGGCAACACGCGGTCTTGTGGCTGCGCTCGCGGGAGGCGCCTGTGATCGCGCCACCCACCACCCTCCGCCTCTCCGCTGAGGAGCGCACCTGGCTCCTGTGGATCCGGACAAAGACCCGCCTCACCACCTTCGCCGCCCCCTGCCGCTGGGCCCTCGCCCTCTCGCTGGCGGTGCCCTCCGACCCGCCGACGCACCAGCTCCCCGGCGATGGCCTGGAGATCACCTGGGCCACCCTCGGCGGGCGCTACGCCCCGCTCTACTGGGCGTGCATCGTGGAGCGCCACGGCGACGCCGCGCCGCAGGCGCTGCGCGCACACCTCCACCGGGGGATCGGACTCTTGCGAGGGGAGCGTGGCCTCAGCCCCGCGGGCCTCCTCTCGCTGGTCGCCGGGAGGAAGTCATGACCCGCACCGCCCGCTCCCCCTGGCGCCCTCAGCACCCTCGCCCCCTGGAGGCCGCCTACCTCCGCGAGCGCGACGCGGCTCCGGACCCCACGCCGATCTGCGACGCCTGCGGGGCCCGGGTCGCCGTGGTCTACCGGGATGTGGTCGAGGGCATCGCGTGCGACCGCTGCCCTACCTGCCACGAGGAAGGAGCGGAGCCGTGATCCGTCGCCTCATCCTGTCACGCGCCGCCATCGCCGACCTCCGCGGACGGCTCCCCGTGGACCCCGACGCCACGACCCGATTGCAGCGCATCGTACTCAACCAGGAGCGCGGATACTCTCTCGCCGAGGCAGAAGACGCCATGAGCGCCGCCGTCCGGGACTATCGCGCGTTGCACCTCGCCGTCCTGGAAATGCTAGCCCGGTGCCCGTCGTGTGCGTGCGGCGCCGTTGCCACGGTGGTGGACCACGCAGCCAAGCGCGACGCCTGCGACGCCTGCCACACGGGCACCACGACCGATAGGCCGTGGGCCGAGGTGCTGCGCGCTGTGGCCAGTCTGACGACGCTACCGGGCGGGGTGACACCGTGACCCAAGGCATCCTCGAAATGCTGGCCGGCCTCGCCCTCCTGGCGCTGGCGGTCGGTAGCAGCCTCGCCGTCTCCGGGAGGGAGAGGCGGTAGCCCCTCGCCCTGTCCACCGCGCCCCCGTCGCCCCGGAGAACCGGAGCCCGGGGGCTGTGGCGGTATGGAGCCCCTCTACCTCACCCGCGAGCAGGTTGCCGCCCTGCTCCACTGCTCGGAGCGCACCGTGCTCCGGAAGATTGACCCCCACTTCCCACCAGAGCGCCTCTCGGGGAGCCCGCTCTACCACCGAAAGAAGCTGCTCGAATGGCTCGAAAGCCGCGAGGATTCCAAATCGTCCAGCAAGACGGCGTCTTCTTCGTCAGGTTCCGCCACGAGGGGCACCGTCACAAGGTCTCCCTCCGCACGGGCGATCCTGGCGAAGCTGAGCGCGCCGCCCCGAGGGTGTACGCCGAGGTCGTCGAAGGGCGCCGGCACCCGCGCAGCGTAGCCACCGTCGCCGCTCCGCTCCCGGAGCTGTGTGCATCCTGGCTCGCCAGCCTCGAAGGCCCCGGGGGGCTCGACCCGAAGACCCGCGCGACGTACCTCGGCTACGCCCGGCGCTGGCTCGCGCGGTGGGAGCGCCTCGCGGACCTGACCTCCTCGGCGCTCCGTGCCTACCTCCGGGATCGCCTGGGGGAGGTGAGCCGCAAGACCGCGCGGAAAGAAAAGTCCGCGCTGTCGGGCTTCCTCCGCTGGTGCCTTGACCAGGAGCTGCTCGCCGAGGTGCCCGCGCTCTCCCTCCCCGCCCGTGCCGCCGGCACCCGCCAGCGAGACCGCCGCCCGGTGCCCCTGAGCCCCGAGGAGGTCGCCCGGCTGCTGGCGGCGCTGCCCCCCTGGAGCCCTCGCCCGGTGCGCGGGGGGAGCCTGTACCCCGTGCGAGCCTACGCCGAGTTCCTGTACGAGACGGGCCTGCGCCCCGCGACCGTCGCCCGGCTGGTCCGCCCCCGGGCCTGGGATCGAGGACGCCGCGAGCTGGTGATCGGCGACGACCAAGACAAGGCTCAGATGGGCCGGGCGGTGCCGCTGAGCCGCCGCGCTGTGGAGCTGCTCGAAGAGCACGCCCCGCTCGGGGAGGGCCCGCTCTGGGGGCGGTACCGGATGGACAAGCTCTTCAGGATCGCAGGGAAGGCGAGCGGCCTCGACGCGGACCGGGCCTCGCGGGTCTGTCCCTACGACCTTCGGCATGCGCGCCTCACCCACCTCAGCGATGCGGGGGCCACGAGGGGAGGGCTCCAGCTCCTGGCCGGGCACCGGAGCGCCGGCACCACCGATCACTACCTCCACCCGCAGGCGGAAGGGGCCCGCGCCGCGCTCCTGGCGCTGGACCCGCCAGCCCGGTGCCCTGCCCTCGACGGCGCCTGCGGGGGGAAGGCTATCGGGACCGGAATCGGGACCGGAACCCCCGGAGGGCCCCCCTGTCGAGGGCCCGGGAGGGGAGGGGATTTCCCTGTAATATTCAGGACTTGTGCGCAAGGAGGGACTTGAACCCACACGCCGTGAGGCGTCGGAACCTAAATCCTCCACAGGTACGGAAAGGCCGCTAAACCGCGGGGTACGTCACGCCAGGATGTGCCCCCGGGGGCCCTATCGGGACCGGGATCGGGACCGCGGTCCCGTCGAGTCTCAGCGCCGCCGGTACCCCTCGGCGAGCAGCTCCCGGGCGAGCTGGTCCCCGGTCTCTGCCACCAGCGCCGCGACCTCGCCCACAGGGAGCCGGTCGGTCGCCGGCGCCTCATCGTCCACGATCACGACCGGGGGACTCGACGGGCGATCCTCCGGGGGCGGCACCGTCGTGGCCCCCGCGGCGGCCTCCAGGAAGAGCCGTCGATTCTCCGCGTTGCGCGGGGTGACCCCCGGGTTGTCCTCGTCGCGGATCCGGCACTGCTCGGCCGCGGTGGTCCAGTCCTGGGCGTGCAAGGCCGCCTCGAATCGAGGCCATCCCTGCGCCGCCGCGCCCACCGCCCAGGCCCAGGAGCAGACGGCAAGCTGCGCCTGCCAGGGCCACCCGGGGAGGCCAGGCCACCGCCTCACCAGCGCCCTCACCGTCGAGTCCAGCCGCGCCCACGTGAGGGCGTCGAGGTCGGCTCCGGTGAGGCGCAGCCGGGCCACCCTGCCCGCAGCGGCGGCGCCCTGCTGGGCGAGCGAGGGACGGGCCTTCAGCGCGCGCCACTCGGCGGCGATCTCACTCGGGGAGGCCTGGCGTCCGTCGAGCTGGAGGGGGAGCCGCATGGCGAGCTCCACGGGGTCCACGAGCACGCCGGCGCCGATGGTGACGAGGCCCCGGATGTCGAGGTACATCCACGGGATCCTGCCCTCGTACCGCTCCGTGTGGCGGATCCAGTGATCGAGCACCTCCGGGGCGAGGACGGCGCGGCTCACGGCTTCACCCCGATGGCCGCCCAGGGCATCCCCTTGCGCTCGCCCACCTGGAGGCAGGGTAGCTCCGTGGCGTCCGCCGTGTAGAGCAGCGGGCGCCCCGCGAGCACCCACCGCCCGTGCGCCTGGGTGAGCCGGTGCCTCCCGAGGGCGATGCGGGTGCATCCCTTCGCCCCCGGCCTGGGGTTGCGCGGGTCCAGCTTGCCGCCCCCGACGCACACGATGTCCTCGCCATCGACCTCCACGACCACCTCGACGTGCTCGTCCCCCTTGCCGCTCCCGACCGTCCACCAGGTACCGGGGCGGAGGTCGGGCTTCTCCTTCCCGGCGCCCTTGTAGACGCCGCGCTGGCGCGCGAGCTGCTCCAGGTACGCGACGCTATCGTACCTCTGCCAGCGTGGCTCGCGTAGGGGATCGCAGGCCACCTTGCCGCGCCAGCCCCTCACCATCCCGTCGACCTCTGCGATGAGCAGGACCGCCGCCACGACCAGCGCGCAGCTCGATTGCTCGCTCGCCATCAGGACCGCGCGCTCTTCGCTATCCCAGGGGGCGAGTATCCGCGAGTAGTCGCGCCGGGTCGCCTCGTCGCCCCAGGACAGCCCGACGAGCCGGTGAGCCGCGAGGCCGATGCTGTCCGCGCTCACAGGAGCCTCCAGACCCGCAGCACCAGCGCCGCCAGGGCCAGCCCGGCGAGGCACAGCGCGATGGCCGTGGCGCGGTCCCGGCTCACCGAAGCACCCGTACCAGCTCGGCCGCCCGCTCGATGGCCAGGGCCACGCACTCCTCGTCCTGCTCCTCGCGGCAGCGGTCGAGGGTGTGCATCACCGCCCGCCCCTCCGCAGCCGCAGCGGCGAGGACATGGGCCGCCTCCTCGCACGCGGGCCTCTTGTCCTCCGCGGCGAGGCTACACGCGGCCAGCGCCACCGGGGCGATGCGCTCTACGCGCTCGATCACCTCAGCGAGCTTCGCCGCCGGGTCGGGGTTCGGCTCCGGCGAGGCAGAGGGCAACGGCTTGCACGACCACCAAGACAGACCGATAAAAAACCACACGGCGAGATCGAGGTGCTTCATGGTGCCTCTTTGGACGGAGGGGGAGGGTTGCTGCTAGGCGTCGAGGGGAAAATCAGGTCGACCACCTCCAGGGCGACCTTTGCAGAGCCAACGCCCGCGAGCGGCTTCAGCAGCCCGCGGAGCACCGGCGCGACCTTGTGGGCCACGACGATCAGCGCCGCGAGGCGAGGCCACCGCAGCGCCTGGTCACGGGTGAGCCTCACCTGGGCCAGCGCCATCAGCGCCAGCGCCAGCACCGCGCCGCACGCCTGGAGCGGATGGGCCTGCGCCCACGTGATGAGGAGTTGAATATCGGTCACGTTTATCGAGCCTCCATACGTTTGCCGCGATGATATTTGCTGCGATGGCGGCGAGCGCCAGCAGCGTCGTTTGCCAGCCCCACGCTTTCCACGCGCGAGCCATTTCCCGGTCGTGGTCAGCGCGAAGCTGGGCGTTTTCCGCGGTGAGCGCGGCGATCTTGTCTTCGAGCTTGGCGTTCGATTCCTGCATCTCCACAAGCGCATCCGCCACCGCGTTCTCAGCGGAGTCGAGACGCTCCCGGAGATCGGGCGGTGGCGGAACGCTGCGGAGGGTCGCCATCACGGGATCCAGAACCGACCGACCTCGGGAGGGCTGGTGCTCTTGCGAGCGCGCCGCGCGATCACCCGCACCGCGTGCTGGTAGTTGTTGTCCCCGATGGGCTGGCCGGGCTGGTATTCCTTCTTCTCGATATCGTTCAGGTAATCGTTATCGTCCGGGCCCACGTCGACGTTGATGTCGTAATAGACGATGCCCTCGATATCCTTCGCGCCGCTCACCACCACGCAGGGACGATTCTCGCCGCTGGCGATGCCAAAAAGCCCAATGTCACCGATGTTCGCCATGCTGACCTTCTTTCAGAACACGTTCACGATCACGATGCCTGCGGAACCAGCCCCGCCCGCACCTGAAGCAAAGCCGTTGAGGCTGGCGCCGCCACCGCCGCCACCCGCGCCGTAGACGCCGCCCGCAGCGCCCGCGCCGCCCGCGACACCCGAGCCCGAGCCACCACCGCCGCCACCACCGCCGCCCTGGCTGCTCCCGGTGGGGGCCGCAGGTCCAGGACCGCCAGCGCCGGCCACAGCGCCCGCGGTGCCGCCCGCGGCGCCACCCCAGACGGTCCAGCGACCGCCGCCAGCTCCGCCGCCGCTGGTCGCGTTGGCCGAGGTGATGCCGCCGCCGCTGCCACCACCGGCACCACCGCCCACCGACGCGGTCCCTGCGACGCCGACGAGGCCGGTGGTCGAGGCCGTGCCGCCGTTGCTGCCCGCCTGCTCGCCAGTGCCGCTGCTCCCGCCGGTGCCGGTCGTGGCGGTGCCTCCGGAGCCCAGCCCCCCGCCGAGCGCGCGGATGTGGCTGCCGAAGGAGCTGTTGGCGCCCGCGGTCCCGCCGTTGCCGCTGGTGTCGGCGGTCCCTGCCGCCGCACCGCCAGGACCACCGGAGCCCACCGTCACGGTCTCGGTGACCCCCAGCGCCGCCGCCGCGATGAAAAAGGGCCCGGCTCTGCCACCGCCCGCGCCACCGCCACCGCCACAGCGGACCGTAGCCGCTGCGCCCTGGCGTCCGCTGCCTCCGCCGCCGCCGCCCGCCACCATCTCGACGAGCACGCCGGAGAATGTGCCCACGGGCTCATTCCAGGTAGCGGCGCCCGGGGTCGTGTAGACGAACGCGATGGGGCGGACCTTCCAGACAGCGGCGCCCGCGGTGGCGTCGATCAGGTCATAGGTGTAGCCGTAGCCCACCCGCGTATCGACCCAGACGGAGCCCACGGTGTAGCCCGCGGCGGAGTCGTCGGAGACGGTCGGCGCGGCGCCGGTGCGGTTCACCCGGGGGCGCACCTGCGTCACCGTGAGCTTGACGGTAGCGCCCCCTTGGACGGCGGGGATCTCCTCGGTGCCCGCAGGCTGTGTGCCTGCGGAAAGTGCAGAGATTTTCGTGTCAGCCATGGTCGATCACTCCAGAAGGATTCGGTCACCGGACTCAAGAAGGAGGTTGTCGCCGCTCTCCAGCAGGAGCCCATCGGCAGGGGGCGGAGGACCGCCGCCGCCCGCGGGGGCCTGGAACGGAGGAGCAGGGACGGGGGCAGGGATGAGCGCCATCAGATCCCCCGGAGCAGCACGAGGTCAGCCGCGGCCACCGCGGTCCCCGTGGCCATGATTTGCACGATTTGCGCGCCGTAATCCTGGCCCGCCACGCCCAGGATTTGCGAGCTGTTGCCGTCCTCGTCGATGACGGTGACCAGCCCTGCGGCGAGGAAATGGAGCCCGTGCGCCGGCACCATCAGCTTCTTGGCGTCGGAGAGCGCAGAGCCCGTGGTGCCATCGGCCAGGAGGACAGAGGACGCGCTCTGACGGAGGACAGGGATGAGTTTGGCTAGGAATGACATTCAAGGCTCCTCGCTGGTCAGAGACCAGTCTTTGGTGGTGGAAATCGTGCGCTTCGGAGCGCTGACAGGGGGCGCCGGCTGGTCGCTCTGCGCGGGCGGCGCGTAGCTCGTCTGAATCGCCTGGATCGACGCGGGGGAGAGCGACGGGTGCCCCACCACGCCCAGGAGCTGGGAGAGCTGGAGCGCCTGGCGGTAGGGCAGGGGCTCTTCGCGCGTCGAGAGCTGCGTCTGCACCTCGGTGCGGATCTGCTGGTAGAGCCCCGGGGCGGCCACCCGGAGCGCCTCCACCTCGGTGCGCTGGAGGGTGCCCCGCTCGAGCGACTCCAGGACGCTGAGGGGATCCGCCACGACGCGCGCCGCGGTCACCAGCTCGTCGAGCTGGGCCTTGGTGAGCCGGGGCGCCTCGGCCTGCGGCGTGAGGGTGTTCTTCTGGTTCCCGCTGAGGGGGATCTTGCTCAGGAGGTACGTCGTTGCCCGCTCGCTGGCGCCGAGCTGCCCCCGGAGCGTCGCCGCGACCTCGGGAGGCGCCGCCGCCATGGCCGCCCCGATGGCCTGGCGCTGCTGCTCCGCGCTCTGCTCGATGGTGGCGCGGATCTTCGCCGTCTGCTGCGGCGAGGCCCCGCCCGGGGGCGCCCTGCGGTCCACCGCGCGAGGGCCCACGGGGGCGAGGCTCCGGCCGAGAAGCGCGGTGCGGGTGGCAGCGTCCGCGGCGACGATGGGAGCGAGGCGGCTCGTCGCCTTCGCGGTGCCGGAGAGCATCTTGCCCACGCCCTGTGCGATGGAGCTGTCGACGATGGAGGAGATCACCTTCGTGTCGCCCGTCCTGAAGGCCCTGGCGGCGAGGGTGCCCACGTCGGCGCCGTAGCTCTTGATGAGCCGCTGCACACCGGCGCCAGCGGCAGCCGTGAGGAGCCCGACCGGGTTGAGGCCACCGCCGACGACGAAGCCCGCAGCCCCGCCGATCTGCTCCGAGAGGCCCATGGCGCGGTTGGCCTGCCCCGCAAGCTTTTCGTCGAGGGAGCCCTTGATCCAGCGAGCCGCCTGAGAGTCACGGTTGGCCGCGCGCCATGCGTCCCGGAAGGCGTCGTCGCCGGTGCTCTCGCCCGTCCTGACGATCAGGTCATCGACCTGGTGGTACAGGTCGCGCTTGAGGGCCTCCGCGGGCGTCTTGAAGGCGTCGAGGCGGGGATCCCAGGCGGTGCTCCCTCCGAGGTCTCGCTTGAACTGCAAGAGCTTCTTCACGTCTCCGTCGCCAGCGTTGGCGCGGAGGTCCGCCACCCACGTCTCCGCCTCGCGGGCTGCGGCCTTGAACTGGGGCCCGCTACGCTCTGCGAAAGACGCGGCCTTGGCCGTGATGCCCTCCACCACCGGCGCCACTTCAGCCCGGACCCCCGCAGCGGAGAGGGTGTCCGCCGCCGCAGTGATGCGCTCACCAGCCTCGCGCATGGCCGCGGCGTTCATGGCGACCTTGCGCTCTAGCGGCTGGAGCGCCATCTCCTGCGCCATCTCGACGGCGCGATCCTTGGCGCCGGTGCGGGCGAAGCTCTCCCCGGTGAACTCCCGGAACTGCTTCTTCATCGCCCCGACGGACTTGGCCGCGAACTCGTCTTCGAGCTGCCGGGCGACGGCTTGAACGAAGCTCTCGCCCTCCGCCACCTTGACGCCGAGGCGCTCCGTCACGCCACCGAAGGCCGCTCCCGCGAGCGGGAGAGCTCCACCGAACGCCCCGCCGAGCAAGGCGCCGTGTCCGAACGCTTCCGCCACCCGCGCCGCGGAGGTCTCGCGCTCTTGCAGCGTGGCCTGCGACAGCTCGCGCCCCGCCTCGATGGCGCCCATCTCCGCAGCCCCGACGGCAGCGCCGGCCAGGGCGCGAGCGGCCAGCCCGCCCTCGACGGCGCCGAGCTTCACCGCGCCACGGGTCGCCAGGCTCCCGAGGCCCGCGCCGCCGCCGGTCGCCAGGAGGGAGGCGATGTTGCCGCCCATCTCGGTGGCCGTGCTCGTCGCGGGGTTGGCCTCCTGGAGCTGCCGGAGCCCCGCGGGTAGCGTGGGGTCGATGGCGCCGGCCACGACGTCGGAAAGCCCCAGCGTGGCCCCGCGCGCGAGCCCTGCGGCTGCCGCCGCCGTCTGCCCCGCGCCGCCCCCGAAGACCTGCCGCTCCTGGTCCGCCAGGAGGGTGCCGCGGTCGATGACGTCGGCGCCCCCGCTGCGGATCGCCTCCTCGGCTCGCTGGGGGTCCAGCTCGGCCGCGCTCCCGTCGGGGAGACGCACCGGGACGCCCCTGAAGTTGGGCTGGTTCTTCGAGACCGTGTACCCGTTGGCGAGGTAGTCCCGGAGCGTGTCCCCGCCGGTGCGGTACTCCTGGCCATCGGGCCCGGTGACGTAGACCTCGGGGGACTCGGCCATCAGCGCGCAACCTTCGTGGCGCCGGCCTGCCGGAGCTGGTTCTCGTACCGAAGCCGCATCGTGCCGCGGAGCTGCCGGAACGCCTGGAGCCCATCGGGCCCGATGAAGCCCTGCTGCTTCACGATGTCCTCCATGGCCTTCAGCTCGTCGCTGTTCACCACGCCGGAGTTGAAGAGCGACCCGCCGAGGATGCCGGCGATGGCCTTCGTATTGGCGGTGAGGATTGCGTTGGAGCGCCCCTTGTCGGCCAGGCTGCGGGTGTCCGCGATCTCCTTCAGGAGCTTGTCGACCATCGCAAGGCTACCCGCGTTTTCCTTCAGCGTCTGGACGTCCTTCTCGGGTGTCCCTGGGCGCGCCGCCCACAGCTCCTCTCTCTTGCCGTCGGGGCTGACGTAGTTGAACGCGAGGGCGCCGAACTTCTCGGCCTTGCGCTCCTCGGCTGCGCGCCGGGTCTTCACGTCCTCCAGTTCCGTCGTGTCCGCGGCGCCGGCTGTCGAGGCCATGAGCCCGAGGCGCTTCATCGGGTCATAATCGCTCTTCGATTCGGTGCGCGTGCGCTGCACTTCCTTGCGCGTCATGGCGTACTTGTCCGCCAGGGCGAGGCGTTCCGCGGCCAGCACGTGCATCACCTTCGCCCGTTCCAGCTCGAAGCTCGATGGCGTGCTGTAGCCCCCGGGCTCGAAGGTCCGCGGGTTGGCCGTGGACCGCGCCGCAAGGTCATCGAGAGCGCCCATCGCGGTCATGAGCGGCGGCTGCTGCGGAGGGTTCACGGCCTCCTGCGCGAGCCTCGCCCCGAGGGCCTCCGCGGGGGTGTCGGGGAGCTGTTGACGGGCCCACTCCATGTAGTCTTCGCGGGGGCTCATCGGATGTCCTTTGTGTCGCGGGAGCGGAGGGTCTGGAGGGTGCGGCGCTCTTCCTCCTGGAGCTGCCGGAGCACGGCCGGGTCCATCGAGGGGCGCACCGGGGGCGCCGGTGGTGGTGCGGCGGCGACGGGGCCCGCGGAGGGCGCCGTGCGCAACCCCCCGGGGCCCTGCGACGCACCCGCGCGGGCCTGCATGGCGCCCAGGGCACCGGCGGGGATGGGCTCGCGGGTCACGTCGCGGGCGGCAACTTTGCCCTCTAGAGCGCCGAGGGCAACGATGTCGCCCTCCAGTCGCTTCAGGTCGGCCTTGTCCTTCGGGGTCAGCGTCTTCTTCGCGGTGATCGCCTGGACCTTCTTCTCGGTCTCCTGGCGCACCGCTGCGACGCTCGCCGGTGCCAGCCCCGCGGCGGGGTTCTGCTGGTTCTTCTGGAACCACGCGGCGAACTCCTGCTGCTCCTTCGGGGGCAACCCCCGCGACGCGACACCGGCAATCTTGCGGTTGATGCGGTCAAGCTCGCGTCCCTCGAACTCGTCAAGCTGCTTGCGGTAGAGGTCCCAGTATTCACCCGTCATGCCGCGTTTCTTTTCGAGCGCGGCGAGCTTCTTCGTCTTCTTGTCCTGCCAGCCCTTGTAGACGTCATCGAAGTACGACGCGGCGACCTGGGGGGAGGCGAACACCGCGGAGACGGCGCCGAGGATGGTCCGAAGCACCTGGTCTTCGTTGCGCGTCTCCCAGAAGCCGCCCTTCTTGTTCTCCTCGTCGATGTCTTTCTGGATCTGTTGCATGGCCTCCAGCCGGCGCTGGTCGCCCTGCCCCCGGAGGGCTCCGGTCTGCGCCGTCAGCTCGTCGGCTGCGGCAGCCCGCTTCGGCTCCAGGTAGCTCGCCAGCGCCGCACCGCGCTCGCGTTCGTCGATCTGCCGCAGCTCGCCACGGGCCACGCCCAGCCGCAGCGCGCGCTCTTCCTCCACCAGCGCCGGGTCGATGGCCTTGCCTTCGAGGGTGACGTTCGTGTCCTTCTCGCTGGCGCTCTGCGTGGCCGTCAGGTCGCGCCGGTTGAGCCTTCCGAGGAGGTCGAAGGTCTGCCCGCTGCGACCCGTGAGCGGGGGCGCCTGTGGCACCGGAGGGGCTCCGGTGGGGATGGGCGGCGCGGGCGGCGGCCTCGTGTCCGCGGTCGACGCGGGGGCGGGCGCCGGCTGTGGGGCTGGCTGCGCGTCCATGCGGCTCATCATCCCGTCGCCGCCGCTCTGGTTCTGTTCGCCCGCGCCGCCCTTCGCGAGCCGCATGTCCTCGCGCTCGGGGATCGTCAGGACGAACTGATCCGCGGCGCCACCCTGGGGCAGGGTGAGCGAGGGCGCATCGCCGTCGTCTTCATAGAGGTTGTAGACGGGCACCCCGGCGGGGTTCGTCTCGCGTCGGTAGCTGTTGTAAGGCACTGGGCCCGCCCTTCGCGGCGGCGGCGCCCATTCCCGCGGCCTTCTCGAACATCGACGCCCGCTGCGCCCTCGCCTCGCGCTTGCTCTTGAGGTCTTCCTGGCTGGCCATGTTCGCGGCCTCCATGTTGGCGAGCGAGCGTTGCTGCTCGCCCTGGAACGATGCGCCCTCGACGCCTTGCCGAGCCCCGAGGAAGTCACGCCCACGACCGGCGGCCATCTCCTGCGCCCTCGCGTCGCCCGCCCGGAGCCGCGAGGCCATGTCACCCATGGCGCTCATGGCAGCGAGCTGCTCCTGCTGCCCGAGCTGCGCCGCGGTGGCGCTGGCCTGCTGCTGGGCCTGGGCGCCCGTCTGCTGGGCCATGCGCTGCGCCAGGAGCTGGTTCCCACCACCCCCGCGGGCGCTGGCGGCCATCTGGTTCGCCTGCATCTGCGCCGTGTTGGCGCCTTGCATGGCCATCTGTCGCGCCACGCTGGGGCCCTCGCCGCGGCTCATCTGCTCGTAAGCGTTGAAGGTCTGGCGCTCCAGCCCGCGGCCTTCGAGGCCCGCTTGCTCGAAGCGCTGGCTTGCGCCGTAACCCTCGTCAAGGCGCCGGCCGTACTCGTCCACGCGAGCACCCTGCGCGCCCTTGTCGCCGCCCCAGTAGACCTGATCCGCGGTGGCCGGGGTGTAGGTGCCCGCGTTGCCCGTGTGGATGTCGTAAAAGGACTTGGCGATAGGGATCCCCAGCGCCGCGCCACCAACCTTTTTCACCGTGTCCCAGATGGCCATGCGGTTACCTCGTGTTCGCCTTCTGCGCCTTGTCGACGCCCTGCTTTTGCCCGACCTCCAGAGACAGCCCGCTGTAGCGAAAGCCCGTGGGGTTCTCGGGCACCGACACCGCCGGCGCCGTGTCGCTGAGCTTGAGCCGGATCGACTGGCACTTTTGCGTCGCCATCCCGACCACAAGGCGCTCGCGCGGTAGCCCCTGGAGCGCCGCGACGTCGCCCGCGCTCCAGGTCTCCGTCTGGACCGGGGTGGTGTCGTCGCCATCGACGTAGACCTCCAGCGAGAGTCCGTGGGCGCTCATCTGGCGTAGCTCCAGGACCGCGCGCCACACCCGCTGGAATCCCCCGAGCGCACCCACCCGGAGCCATGGCGTGGCGAGGGTGCCGGTGATCCACTGCGCGCCGCCGCCGATGCCATCGTAGCCCGGGGTAGCGCCGTCGCCCTCCAGGCAGGGGCCGTTGGTGGCCGTGACGAGGGAGCCCTGCCAGATGGCAGCGCGTACCGTCGCCGGGTCTTCCTCGGTGCTCCAGGTGGACCACGAGCCGGCGCCATCGGGGCCCGTGTGCCGGTAGTCGTACACCAGGATCTGAGGGGTGCCGGTCTCTGAGGTGGCGACGACGAAGACCACCCGCTCCTGCGCCGCGTCCACCTGGACGTCGAGGGTCACCGGGTTGGCGTCGGTGATGTCGCGCACGGCGCCGCCGATGTCGATGATGCTGCGCCCGCGGGTCAGGATCTTGAAGCCGTCGGGGTCGCGGTAGATCACGCCATCGCGGAAAACGGCGATGCTCCTCCCGCTCGTACACCCGGCGCTGCTCTGGAGCGCCTGCGGCGAGGGCCAGGGGGGTAGGCCCGTGTCGCCGGGGCCGGCGCCCGCGTCGAGGGTGAAGATACGCCGCTCGGAGAAGATCACCAGGGCACCGTCGAGCCATGCGGTTCCCACCAGGCGCTCGTCTACCTCGTCCAGCGAGATCCGGAGCAGCGACGAGAACGCCGGGGCCTCGGCCGCGACGATCTCGCGCGACGGCCACACCTCGGCGCCCTCCGCGCTGGTGAGCCAGACGCGACGCGCGGCTACCTGGACATGCCTGGCCGGCGGAGGCGTTTCGTTTTCCAGGATGCCGCCTGCGGTGTAGAGCCCGGGTCGGGGGAGCATCGGCTCAGGCGGGGCAATCGTCGCGTCCGTCTCGTCATCCTGGAACGCGATGGTCGCGGCGCCGGGGTCGTTGACCTCGCCGTTCCCGCCGAGGCGGTAGTAGACCGTCCCGTTGGCGAGCGTGCGGAAGACCGCAAGGCGAGGGCGCGTCAGGTCGCCGTCTGCCTTGCTGCCCCGGCGCGTGATGCACGTCGTTTTGACGTCGAAGTCCACGATGGCGTTGGTGCCGCTCCCGCTGCTGATGGTCGCGGTGAAGGGGGCGCTGAGCCGGCTCCGGTGGATCTGCCCTTGCGCGTCGATCCACTCCCAGACCATCAGGTAGCTGTAGACGTTGTCCGGCGAGCCCGCGGCAGGGCCGGAAGCTCCATACGTCAGGCTCACGGACCCCACGAGCTGCGGGGGCTCCAGGAACGCGACCTCGACCGCGGCCTGGCCGTCGTACTGGACGGGGAGCGCGCTCGTCAGGTGGAGGAGCCGGGCCCCGTGCGCCCACGACCACAGCCCGTCCACCGCGCGCCCCGACCGGAGCCGCACCACGTCCACCCAGGCGGCAGCGTCGGGGGTACCCGCGGGCGCGTCGTCGTTCGAGGCGTTGACGACGATGGGGAGGTAGGCGTCTCCGTCGCTCGTCACCTGGACCCAGGCAAGGTGCTCGTCCGTCGTCGCCACATCGAGGCCCACGCCGTCGATGGGGGCGAGGTTGCCTTCGAGGGCCACCGGGTAGTCCCCGCCGATGGCGTCGAAGCGCCTCGACAAGTTGATGAGCGCATAGCCGTAGTTCTCCTGGGCGCTGACGGCGCCGGTCCGGTACCGACAGACCACCGCGTACAGGGCGCCGCCCAGCCGGAATGGCTTCGTCTGGAGGCCCGTCCAGTAGATGCGCCGGAGGCTCATGAGACCGGCGCCTAGCGTGTCGAACGCGCGCAGGGCGAGCGAGGCGTACCCGCTGGAATCCTCGGCGCCGATGAGGACGAAACTGCGGTTCTGGTCGTCAAACTGCGCGGCGAGGTTCCGCACCGCGAAGAAGCTCGTGAGGGGCTCAACCACCCAGTCCACCAGCGCGGTGACAAGGGTGCTCTCGACGTAGTGCTTCGCCCGGATGTCGAGACGATCGTCCCAGGCGAGAAGGAGGAAGTTGTACCCGATGCGGAACCCGAGCGAGAGCCGCGTACCACTCCGGCCTAGCTCGGCTGCGGTGGCGTCCACGGCTGCGGTCGCGTTGTCGATGCGCCGGAGGGCCACGTCGCCACCGGGAACCGCGCCCTGCGCTGCGATGGCCCACTTGCCCGAGATGGTGGGGATCGCGTCCCAGCTCGCGGGGGTGAAGGAGTAGGCACCGCCCACGCTGGCGGTGGACGTGGCCAGCGTGGTGGGGTTGAGGGTGGCGCGGCGGAGCTGGTTGGCGCCGGTGATCCAGACGACGGTGAAGAGCCCGTCGCCGCAGGTAAAGAGGACGTACTTCCCGGCGAGCGCCGCGGTGACCAACTGGGTGTTGTCGAGCAGCACCGTCCCTGTCGCGCGGTCGACAATGCGCGCATAGGCGTCGCTCCCGACGGTGTACAAGACCATCTCGACGGTCCCGACGCGCGCCACCTGGGTAACGGCGCTGTCGAGGTCCGTCTCGCCGCGGACGCCCGGGTAGCGCTCCACGCTGAGCTGCGGGACGCCGGTCTTCGGCGCCCACTTCACCGCCGAGGGGCTGTAGCTCCAGAGGTAGGCACCGGGCTCGCCCGGCTGCGTCGAGGTCTCCTGCGCGCGGGTACCGACGGCGACCAGCTCCTGGCCGCCGACGGCCACGAGGTCTGTGCTGGTCCCGAAGGCGTAGCCGTCGAGCACCGCGGACGACATCGCCACGAGCCCGGCGCGCTTCTCGATCTGACCGGTTTTCGTGTACCGGAGGTTGTCCAACGTGTGGAACTGGCTCGCGAGCCCCCCGGGGCCCGGGACCGTGGCCCACTCGCCGCGGGACTGGTCGAGCCCCCCGATGGGCTGGACCTCCAGGACGGTCTTCGCCAGGCTCACGGCCACACCCACAGGTCAACGGTGACGGCGCCGGAGGCCACCAGCGTCAGCGTGCGCGCTGACACCGCGGTCTCCACGACGGAGGCCGCGGCGGCCCCCCGGGCGCGCACCACGAGCCAGCCCCCGAGCGAGGGGAGGCCGTGAGCGATAGAGACGGGGGTGGTGGACAGGTCGATGCCCTTCAGCAGCACGCCGCGGGGGTCCACGGGGGGCGACCGGAGCGCCTGGGTGAGCCGGTCGCGCCACTGCCCCAGCAGCCGCGTCACATCGGCTGCGCTGCGGGCGCCGTCGAGGGTGGGGAGGTCGATCATGGGCGGGGGTACCTCTCGCGCCGAGCCCGGCCCCACCGGACGTCACGGACCTGCATGGGCTGGTGCCCGTCGCGGTCGCTGGCGAGGCCCCGGATCTGCTCCTCGATGTCGGCCTTCTTCGCCCTCCAGACGGCCACGGTGGAGTCTTCCTGCATGGCGGCGATCTGCTCCGCGGCGTGGGCGACGATGTATTCGTCGAAGCCGTTGATGCCGTCGTACAGCGGGGCACCGCTGCTGGTCTCGTTGGAGAGGTCGAGGGTGGGGAGGTAGATGGTCCGGACGTTCCACACCGCGCGGGGCGCCGGATAGAGTCCGATCTCCGCGAGCTGGGAGGTGGTGGTCTCGTGCTGCCGCCCGGTGAGGGCGTAGCGGACCTCGTGGATGCTGTCCCCGGCGAGGCTCTCTTGCAGCGCCCAGTCGCCGGGGTTCATGCGTCGCAGCTCGTACCAGGTGGCGCCGGTGGGCTGGACCGTGCCCGAGGGCGAGCCCCCGGGGGTCTCCGACACCATCAGCGACACGAGGCGATAAAAGTTTTCGGGGAACGGGTAGCGCTTGACGCCCACCGTCGTGTTGAACCCCCACTCGGTGGCGTAGTAGTGCTCGCCGCGGGCTGCGACGAGCAGGTTATAGAGCCGGTACGCGCCCTCGTTGATGTAGGCGTTGATCTCCGTGTCGGAGATGAAGCCCGAGGCGTTGGGCTGCCGCACAGCCGTCCGGATCCTCGTGCGGAGGGACGCTTGAGAGATCGGGATCGGCATGGCAGGTCACTCCTCGTCGCTGTAGTCGTCGCCCTCTTCGTCGTCGTCGCCACACGCCTCTTTCATGAGGCGAAACGCCTTCTTCGCCTTCATCGCGTCGCCGCTCTTGAGCGCGCTGCGGAAGGCAGAGAAGCCCGTCTCGAAGGGGTCGCCCTCGTTCATCTCCTCGCCCGAGGGCTTGCCCCCGAGGATGGCCAAGAGGCCGCCTTTCACGGCCTCACCGTGACGGAGAAGTGGACCCGGTTGTTGGCGTTGGCGGCGATGTTGGTCGCCACCGCGTTCACCCGGTAGAGGATGTCGAAGGTGAGGTTCCCGGAGCTGCTCGCGGTGGCCCCGATGATCGACACATCGATGGGGCTCGCCGCCGCCGCGTTGAGCTGGACGCCCGCGATGGCCTTGACGACGGTGGCGCCTCCGATGCCCTGGATCGTGACCGTCCACCGGCCCGCGGACACGTAGGTCACGGTGAAGCCGGAGCCCCGGAGGGTCGTCGGGGCGTTGGCCGTGTCGGGAGCGAACGACCCCTCGAACAGCTCCGCATCGGGCGTCGCGTGACGCACCGGAGACTGCGCCTTGCCCGAGGCCATAAGCTGATCCCCGTGAGGCTGAAGCGCCCGTTGTACGCGGGGGCGTCGCAATAGAGATTCCCGAACGTCGCCAGGCGGGCCTGCATGGCGTCGTTGTCGCCCTCGCGCAGCCAGATGCCCTTGCCGTCGTCGTCCACGATGCTGAACGGGTCGCCGAGGGTGTTGAACGTCCACGTGTCCATGCTGAGCGCCCAGCCCGTGTCGAGCTGGCAGCAGGGGTCGGAGACCACACGCGCCTGCCCGCCCTGGCCTTCTACGAGGATGCCCTTGAAGGACACACCCGCGTCGGTCTTGATGTCGACGTACTGGCGCTTCGCCCCCAGCTCGTCGCAGAGGCGCTTGTACCTCTGCGGGTGAAGCAGGATCGTGTCCGGGGCGCCGCCGGCCATGTAGACCCTTTCGAGGATCGCGGTGATGGCGCCCTCGACGGTCGAGTAGGTGTAGCCCGTGGTGGTGGGGGTGATGCGGCAGCCCGCGAGGCGCTCGGTGTCGAGGGTCCGGACCACGCCAAAGAAGGCCGTGGCGCTCACGGTCGCGGGGATCCAGGCGTCGAGCCCGGTCATGGTGGCGCCGAAGTCTCCCTGCCGGAACAGGTACCAGTTGGCCGCGAGGGAGTTGATGCCCGTCGCAGCATCCCAGTTGGCGGAGGCGTCGTTGGTGAGGGTGCCGGTGTCGCGGTTGATGCTGACGATCTTCGCCGCTGCGCCGCCGGCGGTGGCCGCGCCGGAGGTGCCATCGGCCGCGGACCCGTCCAAGACCATGCCGGCCTCGAACCACACGATGTCCTTGGGGTTGAGCAGCGTGATGGTGCTGGAGGCCATGCCGCTGGTGACCTGGGCGCGGGCGCCGCCGCCGTTGCCGAAGATGCCTTTGCAGATCGACCGCTCGGCGGTGTTCTTCATGCCGCGGATCACGGCTTCGACGGCGCTCACGACGGCGCCGGAATTGTCCTTCGCGGCGCGGACCAGCTCCGTCTCGATGGAGGCGGTCGCGTAGTCCTTCTTGCGGGTGACGGCGAACCGGCGGAAGCCCGAGGGGCCCCGGTTGGCGAGCGCGCTGGAGAAGGTGGCGGACCCGCCGGGCTCCGGCGAGTAGCGCAGGGGAACTTCGTGGGTGAGCCCGTTGAAGTTCTTCTTCTTCCGGAGCATGTCCCAGAAGGGCTTGCGGGTGTAGAGCTGCTCGTTGCGAAGCTGCTCGTAAACGTCCTTGAGGATCTCTGCGACGTTCGACGTCGTTGAAGGTGCGGGCACGGCTTGCTCCCCGCCGCTCTCTGGCGGCGTTGGTTCTCGGGGTGGGCTCGCGCTCGTGGCGCTCCGGTTTTGACGACTGGGTACGTCCGCGTGGCCGGCACGCGAGGCCCCGAGAGGGGCAAGTGGCGTCTATCTTAACAGACCCGTCTGATAGGGCAAGCCTATCAGCCCAAGCTCTCCAAGAGCTTGCGCTCCATGCGCTTCCGGAAGGCGTCCATGTCCTCGGCCTCCTCGGGCGTGGCACCCGCGGGCGTCGAGGCGTCGCGGTTCGTCAGCCCCGCCGGGCTCTTCTTCCCGGGCGGCGGTGCCTCGGGAGGCGGCGGGAGAAGGCGCTTCTTCAGCCGCTCGACCTTGGGCTTCTGCATGTTGACGAGGAGCTTGCCCAGCTCACCGAAGGTCGGCGGGCGGCCGAGTTCTTCGCGGAGTTGCGGGGCGAGGCGCCGCGCGAGGTCGAGCTTCTCCTCATCGTCGAGCACGTCCAGCTCCGGGGCGTTCAGCTCCCGGAAGTATTGCAGCAGGCCCGCCTCCTCGCGTTGCATCTGGGCCTGGCGCTGGCTCTGGTCGAAGTCGTCGAGGCGCTTCTTCAGGGCCTCAAGCTCCTGGTCGCGGCGCTGGAGTTCGCTCTTCAGCTTCGCCTCCTTCGCGGTCGCCTCCGGGTTCAGGCGCTTCTCCACCAGGCGATCGAAGTAATCCTCGCCCATGGCCTCGCGCAGCGCGTCCTCGTCGCCGCTGCGGAGCCGCTCCAGGATCGCGCGCTCTGCCTTGAACGCCTCGCGCTCCTGCTGCAACGCGCTCTTCTCGCTCTGGAGGGCGGCGAGCTTCTCCTGGTGGGCCTTCTTCTTCCGGTTGAGCGCCGTGAACGCCTTGGTCAGGGCCTCATCACTGGGCTCCTTCTCCTCGGGCTCCGGTGCGGGCGGTGGGGCCTCGCCCTCGACGGGGGGCGCAGCTTCGGTGGTCTCGTCAACGGGGGTGGCTTCAAAGTCGCTCATGCCATCATCTCCTGGGGAGGGGTCATCTCGGGCATCATCTCGGGAGGCGGCGCGCCCTCAGGGGGCGACATCTCCTCGGCGGGCATCTCGGGGGGCGGGGGTGCGCCGCCCTCGGGGGGTGGCGGCGGGGCCTGGAGGTCGGTGATCGCCTGGATGTACCGGCGGACCAGCTCCAGGCGGTCCTCGCTGGCGCCATCGACCACCGCTTGGCAGTAGTGCTGGCCGGCAAGCTGGAGGGCGAGGTCGAGGGGAAAGAAGGGCTCCGGCGACTGGGGCACCCCATCGCGGATCATCTCCAACATCTGCATCTCGATCACCCTCCTGGGCGCGGTGGCCGTCTTGTTGAGGGCCTTGACGTCGGGCAGGTCGAGGTTTTCCCGGAACTCCTCGGGGCTCAGCACGCCGGCGTTCATCAGCTCCTCCAGGGCGGCGGCCTTCGCTGCGGGCGTGCTCGGGAGGATCGACACCGGCGCCGCAACCATCTCCAGCCCGTCGTCGGGGAGGTCGATCTCTTTCCAGCGGAGGCTCACCACCTTGCGCTCGCGCGGGTCGCTGAAGATCACCCTCACGTCGGGGCGCACCTCGGCCACGGCGCGCTGAGCACGGACCAGCGCCATCCCCAAGGCCAGGTAGCTCTGCGCGCGGAGGTCGCTCCCCTCGCGCAAGTTGCCTTCCTGCTGGTCGGCGAAGATCCGGAGGCTCCGACCGCTCTGGAGCCCCGCGGGCTTGGTCGAGCTGGCCGCGTACTGGCTGACGCCGCTCGTCTCGTACATCGACTGGGCGATGCTGTCGGCGTAGCGCGAGGACTCGGCGGTGAGGCCCTGCGCCGTCTGAATGATCGGAGGGGTGCCCCGGTACTTGAGCATCTTCATCGGGGAGTTATCGATCTGCCCCACCTCGACCTCGGACGACTTCTCCACCAGGAGCGTCGGCCACGCGCCCAGCTTCACCGTCTCACTCATGGCGCTCATGATGTCGTTGAGTTCCATCTGCTGGCCGGCGACCTCGTGGGCGAGCCCATCCCCCCAGAAGCCCGACAGGGGCGCCGCGTGCTGGAACCTCACCAGCGGGGGCACGTCGTACAGGTACGGCTCATCGATGAGCGTGGCGCTGCTGACGGCCACCACATGCCGGCCCATGTCGCCGTCCGGGTCGAGGTACCATGCCTCAATGACGCGCACCGGGTCGCTCATCCCGTCGAGCCAGCCCGCCCACTCGGGACGGTCCGTGGTCGCGTCGAAGATGTCCTTGGCGTATTTCGGCCAGAGCGCGATCAGGTGGGCGCGGTCGATCCAGCGGACCTGGTAGTAGCAGCGGGGCTCCCCGTAGAGCCCGTCCAGGGGATCGACGTACACCTCCCAGGGGTAGACCCTCTCCACACAGACCCTCGGGTTCTTGGTGTGCAGGATCGGGCTCACCTTGACGAAGCCGTCCCCGAACGTGAGCGCATGGCGCTGCGCGAGGTTGGCGTAGCTGTCGACCTTGTTGGAGAGGAAGAGGCCATGCACCGCGGTGTTGAGGTCTTCGAGCTTCTGCCTCAGCTCGAAGTCCCCGCCGTCGGAGCAGTAGAAGGGCCTCGGGATGGTCGAGATCAGGCGAGCATGCGCCGTCGACACGAGGCGCCGGAGCACGTTGCGCGGCACCCGGTAATCCTGCTCCCGGTCGACGACGCGACCGCCCCACATGCACTGGCGGTCGTGCTCATCGTGCAGCAGCGCGAGGATCCGGTAGTAGTCGATGCGCTGCCGGTCGTGCGCCATCGCCAGATCGAGCGCGGTCGTCAGGGTGCCGTGGACGTCGTCCTTGTCGACGAACCACCAGCGCCGATCGAGCCTGTTCAGGATTGCCTTCGATACCATGGCTTGTTCTTCTCCTCGTTCGCGCGGGTTTCGAGCCGAGCGATGAGCGACGCTTCCAGGGCGTCGATGGGGTTGACGGGGGCAGGCACCGGCGTGCCCCCGTAGCGCTGGCGACCCCACGCGGCGCGCGCGAGCACGTCCGCAAGGTCGCAGTGGGATCCGTCGGTGTCCTCGGGCAGCACCACCGAGAGCACGCCTCCGGGGGCGAGGCGGGGGCGCACCTGCCCGAGCTGGCGCCGGAGCCGTTGGGCCTCGGGCAGCGCGGGGTTGACCCGCAGCGTGCCGGCGCGCACCTGGAGCCGCAGCGCCAGGAACCGCTCGCCGGGGCCTGGGCCGTCGTACAGGCTCACGCCGACGGGATCGGTGTGCTCGCGGAGCGTCTCCCGGTAGTGCCCGTCGGCCACGGCCATCCCGCAGTGCCGGGCCTTCAGCGCGGCGGCAAAGGAGGAGCAGACGACGGAGGGGACGAGGGCCCGGGTGGGCTCGGGGCGTAGCTCCTGGAGGTCGATGGCGTCCGCCACGCCGGAGCGCTCCGACAGGACAGCGAGGGTCGCGGAGTTCCGAACGAACCCGAGGTCGACCGCCGACGAGATCAGGTCACCGGGGCCCGCGTCGCGCCGGGCGCCGTCGCTGAAGAGCAGCTCGAAGTCGCTGGCCACGAAGAACGAGGCGCCGTTGACGAGGCCGAACTCCGCATCGATCTCCGTCCTGGCCAGCTCCGGGTTGTCGCGCCGGAACTCGTCCACCTTCTCCGCCGTCCACCAGACGGGGTTCATGACGTCCGCGGGCGCACGGACCACCACGAGGCTCGCGGTGGGGGCGCCATGGCGAGCCATGACGGTCTCGTAGACGGGGCCCTCTGCCTCCCAGGGCGAGCCGATGGCGAGAAGCTGGGCGCCGGGGAGCAGACGGCCGAGGACCGCAGCGCGGGCGTCGCTGAAGTTGACGACGGCCTCATCGCCGCTCATGCGCGGGGCCTCGTCGAAGATGACGCCTGCCGACCAGCGAGCAACGAGGGTGCCGCCGGCCTTGCTGCCTGCGACGACCTTGATCTCGATGGGGCGCCCGGACGGATGGCGTAGCGTCACCGTGTCGGCGGTGGGCTCGCCCACCAGGAGCTGCCGGAGCACCGGGCTTGCCTGGACGTTGCCCAGGATGTGGCCGTAGACCACCTTGGCCGTGTCGATGCTCAGCGACACCACCGACACGCGCGCCATCTCGCCAGCGCCGAGCTGGGAGATGTCGACCGTCTGCGTGGACAGCACCGCGGCGGCGGCAGCAATCAGGCTCTTCGCCGCGCGGATGCCGGCGATCAGGTAGACCTCGCGGGGGCGAGCAAGGGGCAGCGCCTCGACGGCAGCGGCGCCACCGAAGGCCCGGAGCACGTTGGGCTCGCTGGCGAGGTCGCCGAGCGGACGCCCCTCGATGGCCCTGCACACGGCGCGCTGCACCGGGGTCGCGGTCGGTAGACCGAAGCCGAGCCGGGAGGTCAGGAGATCCTCCAGCGTGGGCGGGCCCGAGGGCTCGGCGGGGGCCTTCTTCTTAGCGGCCACAGCGCCTCATGGTGACCTGGACCCAGAGGCGGCGCTCCGTCGTAGGTGGCAGCTCGTCGCGCTCCAGGAGGTAGACCACGCTGGCCACGATGCCGCGGCGCATGACCCGACGGACACCCCGGCGCCCTCCCGAAAGGGGCTGGAGGTCGAGGGCGGTGACCTCCTCGCCCACGCGAGGCACCGGGCTGCCGGAGGGCAGGGTGTCGACCCGCATCGAGGGCCAGTGGATCTGGACGATGGCGCTCATGACCTCACCGTCCACCAGGGCCACGCATCGGCCAGGTCTTCCATCTTGCCAAGGAGGTGCTGGAACACCGGGCGGTCTTGCAGCTCCGGGGGGTGGGCCGCGATCCTGAGGGCGATGGCCACCACGGCGTCTGCGGGGTCGTACTGTGCCCCGAAGAGCCAGATGCGGAAACGCTCCGGGTCGGGGGCTCCTCGGGTCTCGCCGTTGACCACGCCAGCGACGTGCGCCGCGGTCACCGCAACGTGGAGTAGTTCGACCCGCTCCCGGGTGAGCCTGAACGTGGGCTTGTGCAGGAGCCACGCGGGCGGGGGCGTCTCGGGCTGGAGATCGGCAACCCTCACGAGCCCCCCTTGAGGGCGTCGAGGGAGAGACCGCCGGAGGGGGTGAGGCTGAAGGAGCTCTTGACGAGGCCGGTGACTTTCGACAGTTCGGCTACCACCTTGACCCGCAGGGGGATGCGCTTGGCGGGGTCCGCCACCGTCTCGACCTCCCGGAGCGCGAGCAGGAGCTGGGAGACCACGAGGCGCCGGGTGGGGTCGTCGCCGATGATCCGGGCGAGGACGGCGTTGACCTTCTCCGCAACCTTGTCCACGCCGTCGGGGGTGCAACCCCACTCCGCGGCGAGCTTGTTCCGGTGGTTGGAGTTCCAGACCCCGGAGAGCTTCAGTCCGAGGATGTACGCGGCCTTTTCTGACGCGAGGGGGATGCCTGCGATGGGGCGCGCTTCCCCGATTTCGGGAGCGGGCCGAGTGTCGTCCCCGACCAGTCGGATGGTTTTCCCCGAACGGCCCGAGGAACGGGCGGCGGCGGTCCCCTCGCGGGTGGTCATCGGCCGTACACCTTCAGGGTTCCGCCCGTCATGACCTTGGGCCAGAGCTTCTCGCCGGCCCGGACCTCTGCATCGACCAGACCCCAGAGGGCGTTGAGGGCCGCCATCGAGCAGCCACAGGCGACGGGGCGCCGGGTCTGGCCCATCTCGTCACGCTGGACGCGGCGATAGCGGCGCCAGGCCACGGCCAGGCGAGCACGGCGGCGCCGTTCGATGCGGGTCATCGTCCCCCCGTCAGGATGCGAGCGGCGGCGCGCAGGGTGGCCAGATCGTCGATGGCCTGGCGAGCGTCGCCCGCGGTGGCGAGGCCCTGCGTGTAGGACGCCTCGGCGATGGCGAGGAGGGCATCGAGGGTGAGGTCTTGGAGGGCTCCCGCGAGGGCCGCGGGCTCTCGTGAACCACCCCCGGGGAAGTGCTGTGCCAGGAGCCCGGCGACCTTCATGACGTGGTGGTCACGCGCAGCGCGGATCTTGAGGGTCAGCTCGGGGGGCAAGCGTGGGGGCGTGCTCATGGTTCCACCGTGTTCAGCGCCTTGAAGGCGTCCTTGAGGGTCATCACCGGGCACAGCTCCCGGAGGCGGGCCACGCCGGGCGGGTCGTCTTCCCCAGCCGCGTCGAGGGCGCTGAGGTAGTCGGCTACCGCCTCCTCCAGCTCGCGGGCCCGCGCGGTCTCCTGCTGGACCAGAAGGAGCAGGGTCAGGGGGCTGGCGTCGGGGTCGAAGGGCACGCCCAGGCCATCGAGGGCGACCCCGTAGGCTATGGCGCGAGCCCTGGCGATGGCGTCCTCATGCGCTGTGTCGGACGGGGGCTCACCGGTCACGCAGCACCTCCTCCAGCCTCTCCTTCGCCTTGCGCTCGCCTTCGGGGTCCACCCGTTCCCTGGCCTCGACATACGCCCGCGCTGCCTCCTGGGTGGCGGTGAGGCGCCCCCGCAGGGCGATGGCAAGGCCACGCCAGGCGGCGAGGTCGTCGGGGGGTGGGCTCTCGCTGTAGGGCCCCGGGTGTGGTGGGGCGTACCAGCCGATGCAGCCGTCCTCGTGGGGCCCTGCGTGGCCCTCGGGGAGGCGGCAGCGGACCAGCTCGCCGAAGTCGAGGGTGGTGGCGGGGCAGCTCATGGGCTCTCCTCCGCGCGCTGGACCCACGAGGACGGCACGGCGACGCACCGGCCATCCTCCAGGACGCATGCGCGGTAGTGGAGGGGCGGCGGCTCGTCGGGGAAGAACAGGGCGACGTCGCGGGCCTTGCTGGAGACGAGGCGAGCGGGGAGACCCATGCAGGTCAGGGACGGGGCGGGAGAGGTCACAGGCACCACCCCCCGCCGAAGCACCAGGGCATGTACCACGATCCAAATTGGTCGACGCACTGCGCGTCAGGGTGGAAGGCGGCCTTCCACAGCGCGGGCGAGGTCTCGCCTTGGCAAAGAGCGAAGGTGGTCTTGCAGGTCATGGCGTCCTCCTCGGCGCCGGCTCCTCGAAGGTCACGAGGATGCCCGGGCTGTTGCGGTGTCGCTTGTGGGGCTCCTGGGCGTAGCTCCAGGTGATCGGTCCTCGGGGCCCGTCGTCGACGCCGAGCCATGCGGCTACCGCGTCGCGGCACGCTTTGAAGGCCCCGCTGAGGTTGTCGTCATCGAGGGTGCCCGAGGCCAGCCGCGTGAACGTGACGCGGAGGCGCCGGGGCATCTCCTCGGGGTTGACCGACAGGCACCGGAGGGCAGCCGTCAGGGCGTCCCTCTGGCGCGCGGCCCGCTTCCCCTTGACCTGATGGTGGTCCCTTTGGTTCGCCTCGCTCACGGTGGCGATGGGCGCGGTCACGATGAACAGGGTGCGCCACCGCGGGGCCTGCTCGTCGAGCTCGCGCAGGGCTTCGGTGAGCTGGTGCCGGGTGAGGTCGAGCAGGCTCTGGAGGGCCTTCACCCTGGCCTGGGCCTTGGTGAGCGCCGCGGCGCTGTGGTGGGGGCTGGCGAGCACGGCGCCGGTGGCGAGGGCTTCGTCCTGGGCGAGCTCGGAGAGGCGGATCATTCTGCGGCTCCTTCGATGAGCGCCAGTTGACCGGCACGGACGGCGCCCAGCGTGCTGCCGCTCTCCTCGGCGCGGAGCCGGGCGGTTGCGGTGGCGTGGTGGGTCGCGTCCATCTCGGCGCCGAGGAAGTGCCGCCCCAACCGGAGCGCGGCTACGCCGGTTGTGCCGCTGCCGGCGAACGGGTCAAGGATGGTCTCGCCGGGGTCGGTGAAGAGCGAGACAAGCTCCAGCATAAGCGGCAGCGGCTTGGTGGTCGGGTGGGGATTCTTGGCGCCACCGAGAGGCGTCTTTGTTTGAGTGAACACCCCCAGCTTGCCGCCACCGTTCCACCTGGAACGCCCGCTAGGATGACAGGCGACGATGCACTCGTAACCCATGCCTGGGCGGTCGCCAGAGAGCTGCGGCTGGCCATCGGGCTTTACCCAAAGGCACGTCCGTTTGTAGGCCAACGGACGGAGCGCTTCCACCCAAAGCATCGCGGCTTCGATCTGGCAGAACACCAGAGCCCAGCGACGGACAACGCGAGCGATCTCCGCGCCGGCCGCGGAGCGCTCTGCAGCCGAGATGGGCGGGAATGACAGAGGTACCGTAACGATCTCTCGACCTCCTCCGGGGAGCGTCTTGCCCCTTATCCGTCGCCCCGCCGTATGCGCCGCGGCCTCGTAAGGCGGGTCCGCGATCACATGGTCGACGCTCTTGTCTGGCAGCGAGCGCATCCACTCGATGCAGTCGCCATGGTGGAGGGTCCAGGTCACGAGGGCTCCTCCTCGGGGCGGGGCCCCAGTTCGGCGGTGGTGGCCGCGAGGGCGGCGCCGATGGCACCGGGGCGGGCGGCGAGGTGCTCGTGGTAGCGGGCATCCCAGGCGGCGGCCTTGTCACCAGTCAGAGCCGTCACCGGGGGGTTGGTGACGGGGTTGGTGACAGCCGAACCCCCTAGAATCTCCCTGTTGTCACCAGTGTCACCAGTGTCACCAGTAGTAGAAGAGAGAGGATTCTGAGACGACGCCTTGGAATGTTGAAATGGCGTGCGCGAGCCAGGACTGGTGACACTGGTGACAACGCTGCTTTTTCCAGGGTTGTCACTGGTGACAGGGGGGGTTGGTGACAGACCGTCTGGTGACGGCGTGTCCGGTGACAGGGGCAGGAAAACCCACTCCCTCGCGTCCTTCCCGTCTCGCTTGACCCGGATCTGGCGGCGCCCCCAGCCCAGGCGGCGGAGCACGTCCCCGATGCGGAGGCGCTCCCGCTGGGTGATCTGCTCGAGCTTCAGCCCGATGGCGTCGACGAGCACGTCCTCGGCGGAGGTCTGGGCCTTGTTGGCGATGAAGCGGGAGACCGCCCCCTCCCAGACGTCGTCCATCGTCCGGTCGCCCTGCTCCTCCGCGGCCTCCGCCCAGAGGTGCTCCTCGAGGTTGGCGGCGGCGCCCGCGCTCCAGGTCGCCATGGCCTCCGCCCAGAGCTGGTCGCGGTCCCGGCGCAGGGCCTCGAGGTCGATGAGGCCAACCTTCACCGGCCAGAATCGCCGGTTGCCCGAGACGTCCACGAGCCAGACGTCGGCGTTGGTGCTGCCCCCGAAGATGCATCGGCGGGCCATCATCTCCGGGTCTTCGCGGTAGGCCAGGCGCTGGTTGTCCGTGCGCCGGGTGAGAAACGCCTTGGTGGCCTCGAGGTCGCTGCGACGCATGGCCGCCAGCTCGGGCAGCTCGACGATCCAGGAGCGCCGCACCTGGGCCACCGCGTCCTTGTTGTGCAGGTCCACCACGTCGTCCGTGAAGTAGTCCCCGCCGAGGATGGAGAAGACCGTCGACTTGCCGCGCCCCTGGAGCCCCTCGAGGACCAGCATCCCGAAGAAGGGGCAGCCCGGGTGGAGGGCTCGAGCGACGCCCTGCCGGAGCCAGGCGGCCCCGACGCCCCGGGTGTACGGCGTGTCCTTGGTGCCGCAGTAGCGGACCAGCCAGGTATCGAGGCGGGGCACCCCATCCCACCGGAGCCCCTTCAGGTACCCCTGGACGGGGTTGATCTTGCGGCTGGCGGCGATGGCCTCGAGGGCCTCCCCGACGGCCTTCGAATTCGTCTTGAGGTGCCAGACCCGCTCGAGCCAGATCACCGTCTTGACGCGGGTGGCCAGGCTCAACCGCTCGGGGGTCCAGGCGCCGGGCTCGACCTCGACGAACGGCGGCGGCGCCACGAATTGCACCTCGCCGCGGGCGTCGTTGTAGACCACCACGCCCTCCCACTCGGGGGCGTTGCGGAGGATGGCGTAGACGTTGGAGAGCCCGGCCTCGAGGGTCCGGACGATCTGCCCGTCCCGGCCCACGGTGCTCTTCCAGAGCAACTCCTTCTCCCAGGAGTCGCCCTCGAGCGGGTAGCGCTGGCCACCGCCGCGCACGGCCTGAAGCTTGGCCACGCTCACGCATCCTCCAGAGCGCGAAGGGCAGGGGCCAGGGCGCAGGACAGGCCCCGGAGGCGAGCTCGCAGCGAGGCGCCATCGAGGGCCCCGACGTGGCGCCGCTCATCGTGGCTCGCGGCCTCGACCTTGGTGAGCTGGTAGAGCGTCCTCAGGTCCGCAACGAACATGCTGAAGGCGTCCGCGGCGATCACCTCCAAGACGAGACGCCGCAGCGGGGGGCCCACCACGACGGGGCTCTCCTCGATGGCGGCGACCTCGCGAGCGAGGGCTGCCCCCTGGACGCCGGGGAAGGCAGCGCGGAGGCTGAGGAGGTCGGCGCCGCTGCGGAGCCTGGCGAAGATATCGCCGCGGACCCGCGAGGCAAACGCCCCCACGGTGAGCCCGTCGAGGTCCGCCGGGGTGGCCTCGCCCAGGGCCATGGTGGCGAGGATCTTGCGCTCGTGGGCGGCGAGGCAGATGGGGGCCAGGGCATCCCGGAGCGCCGCGTCAGCCGCCGCGGTTTCGAGGACGTGCTCCGTCAGCCGGGCGGCAATGGCGTCATCGACGGCGCCACGCATCGCGTCCCGGAGGTCATCGAGGCTGGCGGCCTTCATGGCGACGACCTCTCCACCTTCAGGTGACCCTCGTGGGGCAGCCCTGCCGCGGTCCTGGCCTCCGAGAGCACCGCGACGGCGTCCCGGATCCGCTCGAAGGCGCCGAGGCGTCGGCGTCGGAAGATCACGACGAAAACGGCCTTACTCATCGTAGCCCCCCGTCCTCGGCATCGCCTCGGAGATGGCGTTGCGCACGGCTTCGGCTACCCGCAGGTCATCCTGTCCCCGGGCCAGCGACCGCCTCAGCAGATCCACGCCCTCCTGCTGCGCCTCGACCTCCCGGATCGCCACCGCGAGGGCGCGCGTCCAGCCGACGGCGATCCCCGCCTCGTGAGCCGACGCAAGGGCCTCGGGGGCTGGGGTGCCAGCCTGGCGCCGCCCCTCCTCGATGCCGGCCCCGATGAGCCCGGCGAGGGCATCGCGGACGAACCTCAGCGCCTTCGCCTCGGGACAATGGACCGCCCGGAGCCCTGCGGATATGACAGAGACGCCGTCCCGGTTTCGGAGGTGGACGTATCCGCCGCCTTTCTCGTCGAGGTGCTCCGAGACGCACGTCTCCGCCAGCGTTTCGGCGAACGTTGGGGTGCTCATTCCGCCGCCACCGCCCTCTCGACCTCGGCGCCCCACGTCCACACCCGCACCGGGATCCCCGCGGCCTCCGCCAGCCGGGTTCGGGTGAGCGAGCTGCTACGGCTCGACGCCCCCGCGACCAGGAAGGAGAGCACCTCGACGGCGCCGCCCCCATCGCGGACCTCGACGGCGCGCTCCATCAGGGCCTGGTCCCGACGAGCGACCGCGGCGCCGCCGGCGGAGAGGGTGCGCTCCGTCCACCGGGTCCGGACGTGCCCGTCGACGCGGCGCTCCCCCGAGGGGAGGTACGCCACCACGGACACGCCCAGGGTGACGGCGATCATCTCCGCCAGCACCTCGGGGCCTGGGGAGCCGGCGGAGATCAGCACGCCCCCGCGACGGCGAAGGGCGAGGAGCTCCGTCTGGAGGCGGCAGTCCACCCAGGCGAGGGAGAGGGGGTCGCGGCCCAGCTCCTGGGCGCCGAAGACGAGGAGGAGGCGCTTCACCGAGCACCGCCCTTCGCCCGCGCAGCCTCGACGCGACGGCGCACGGCCTCGCCCTCGAAGCGCGCCCGCTGCTCTGCGATCTGCGCGGCGGCATCGTCCAGCGCCCCGAGGCGCTCCCGGAGCTGCTCGTCCGACAGGCTCGACGGGTCTTCGCGCTCGGTCGCCAGGAGCAGCCCGGCGATGCGCGCCAGGGCCGCCGCCAGGCTCGAGCGGCTGGGGCCATCCGAGGGCGGGGCGCCCATCGACGCCACGAGCCCGCGCGCCACCATGACCCCGAAGGGGCGGGGCGCCAGCACCAGGTCGAGCACCCGGAGCCCGCCCACGGTGGCCTCGTGGCGCCAGCCGTAGACGGTGGCCTGGCTGCGACCCGTGCGACGCGCCACCAGCTCCGCGGGGCAGCGGTCCAGGGCGAGGGCCGCGAGGGCAGCGAGGCGACCGCGGGGATCCTGGAGAGAAACCTCGACGGCCTCCAGGACAGGGACGGGGACAGGGACGATAGGTGTGTTATGCTGATTCATCGGGGTCTCCTTCAGTGTGGGTTGGAGAGCCCGGAGTCTCGTTGGCGCGAGGCTCCGGGCGAGGGGAAATCTTCGATTCGAGCCAGGCGAGGTGCTGGCGATGGGTCTCCGCGTTGGCCTGGGCCGCGCGCAGTTCGTCGCGGTGGTAGGCCACCGCCTCCAGCGAGGCAGCGAGGCGCTCGCGAGCGCGCTTCAGCACCTCATCGTCGTGGTCGCGCCACTGCGCCGAGCCTCGGGACACGGACGTTGCCGCGATCCCCCGGGGCCAGGCGTAGACCCGGGCGCTCACCGGGCACCCCGACGCGCGAGCAGCTCGTCCAGGGTCCGCGCTGCCTCGATGCACCGGAGCGCCAAGGCAAGGTCACCAGGCCCGCCCATCGAGGAGCCCGCGCGCTCGTTGGCGTCACGGGCCTCAAGGGCGAGGATGTTCCGGGTCCCGGCGATGCGGTCCCGATCCGTGGCCGAGAGGGGCGCCGGTGCCGCGCCCGCGATGCGCTGGTCGAGGGGGTCCATCACGCGGCCTCGGAGGCGGCGGGGGTCTCCGCGCGGACACGAGCGACTCGGGGGGCACGCGCCGGCTGGAACCAGGCCTCGACCGGGATCGAGAGGTGCCGCTCCAAGAGCCGGAGGTTGTCCGCGGAGGGGCGCCGCTTGCCGGAGATCCAGTAGTGGATCGTCACGATGGAGCAGCCCAGCAGGGTGGCCGTGCGGCGGTACCCGCCCTGTCGCTTCACCGCCGTCGCAAACCGCTGACCTCCTCGACTCTGCGCCATGATGTTAGTCAATAGCTAACATTCTGCCAGCGGTCAAGGTGTCTAGCAAAACCAGGCGTTCCCGTCCTCTACCGGCACCCGGAAAGGTTGCTAACGGTTTGTTATGTCCGACCTCCGTCATCGGCTGGAAGAGGCGATCCGCAAAACCGGACTCACGAAGTACGCGATCGAGAAAGCCGCGGGCCTCGATAGGGGGTACCTCTCGACGATTCTGCGCCGGGGGTCGATGGGGAAGGCCGCAGCCGCAAGCCTCGCCCCCGTGCTGGGCGTGGCCGAGGGGTGGCTCCTGGCGGACGACACCCACCGCGACCCGGAGCCCCCCGCCTCCGACCGGGCCCCGCGGGAGCCCGCGCGCCTGGACGGGGCCCTCGAAGCCGCCTTTGACGCAAAGCGACACAAGCTCGGAGACGCCCTCGCCGTCCAGGAGCTGCTCCGCACCGGACTCACCCTGAGCCACCCGGAGCAAGCGGAGGCCCTCGCCCGCGCTCTGCTGGACGGCGCCGCGCACCTGCGCCGCGGAGGCTACCCGGTCACGAAGGACGCCCTCCTCGAAGCCCTCGCCCTGCGCGTCAGCTCGCTGGAGTCGATGCGCGCCGCAGGCTGACGGCGAACCGCCAGAGCCAGAAGCCCACGCTGGCGCAGTGGCCCACGAGGTAGACGGCGAGCCGGTCGCCGGGGACACCGTAGTGCGCCGCCAGCCCTAGTAGCGCCAGGACCATCCCGATGGCCACGGCGCCGGCCACCGTCACCTTATCCCAGGGGGCGTAGTGCGCCGCGGTGCGTCCGAACGCCATCCAGAGCCAGCCCCCAACGAACATACCCACAAGCTCCGCCATCGGGCGAGCCTAGGCACTGCCACAAAACGAGGCAAGGCTAACTTTTTGTCGCATACCCTCTTGACGGCTAACAGGATGTTAGTCATTGTTAGGGCATGACGACCCGCCCCGCAGCCCACCTCCCCTCGCTCCTCGCCTTCGCCCGTCCGTCTGACGACCTGGAGGCCGCCGCCAGCCTCGACGCGGACCTCCGCGAGGCCCACGCCGCCGCCAGCCTCCTGGGGGTCGCCAACCCGTTCCTCAGCGCCGCGACCCTGCTGGCCGCAGCCGGCATCGCCCTCGATGGCGGGAGCCTCCCCTGGGCCCTGCTGGACGCCGCCGACCGCGTCATCTGCGACCTGCGGATGGAATACGGCTGTGAGGACTGGGATAGCGCCGACTGGCGTCAGGCCACCGTGCAGGACACCGCCGCCCTCGATGACCTCGCGGTGGAGCTCCGCTGCCGCACCCGGGCCCTGCGTGACGAGCGCCTGCCGGTGCGCCGGGTCGCCTGACGCTCGCCGGCCACGGTCCGCGGTCCTCTTCGGATGGCTGCGGGACGGGGCCCACGAGCCCACCCACCACGGAGACCACCATGCCCACCGTCAACAGCGTCCCCCGCAGCATCTTCCTCATCGAGTGCGCCAAGTCCGGCGTGGACCCCCGCACCGTCCGAAAGGTGCTTGCGGGGCAGACCGTCCGACCGTTCGCCGCCGAGCGCGCCGCCCGCGTCATCGCTCGCCTCAACCTCACCCCCGAGCAGCAGCCCTCCTGAGCCCGAGGAGACCACGACCCATGCCCACGATCCTCCCCAGCACCATCCTTCGTACCCTCCGCGACGACGAAGATCGCATCTACGACGGCGCCCCCATCCGCGCCGCCCGTGCCCTCACCGGCACCCCCGCGGACGCCAGCCTTCCCCCCGCGGTCAAGGCCAGCGCCCTCCACGCGGCGTTCCTGCTCGACCTCCACGGGACCAGCGCCGCTGCGCTCCCCGTCGCCCTCCGCGAGGAGCGCCACGCCCTCGACCTCCGCCACGCCGACGAGGCAGACGCGCTCGTCAAGCTGGTGATGCTCGCCCGTCGCGGCCAGCTCGTCGGCGGTGTCGCCCCCGCGGTGCGGCGCCGGTGCCAGCAGATCCTCGCGGCGGACCCGCTCCCCCTCGCCCGGGAGCGCGCGGAGCTTGCCCTGTACGGTCTCGACGCCCCGGCGGTGGCAGCGTGAGCGCCGCCCTGCAAGCCCTCGCCAGGGCCCTCCCGGATCGAGAGGTCTATCTGCGCGCCGTCGCGCCGGCCTTCGGTGAGCCGCACTTCCGCATCGTCATCGTGGACGGCGCCGGGACGAGCTACCGGGTCACGATCACCGGGCTTCCCGACCACGACGCAGACGGAGCGATCCGGCTCATCGCCGCGGAGCTGCTCCGAGAGCACCGCGACCTCGTCGGCGACGCCGAGGCACGCGCCCTGAATGCGCTCCTTGACGAGCTTGGGAGGATGTCGTGACCGACGCCTACGCCCTCACCAGCCCCCACGCGGACCGCGCCGACGAGGCCCCGGGGATCCCCCTGCGCCGGTGCGACCGGTGCCGCCGCAGCTTCGTCCAGACCTGCCCCTGCTCGCTGGTCCCCGAGTTGACGCACGCGGCAAAGCTCCTGCTGGTCCACCTGCGGCGCCGGTCATGGCTGCCGGTGGGCTACGGGCGCCACGCACGCACCCTGGCGAACCATGGCCTCCTGGAGATGTGGGGCTCCTCGCCCACCAGGTACAGCCTGACGCCGCTGGGCCAGGCCCTCGCCCGGGAGGCGATGTCGTGACCCGCGCCCTCGCCGCCCACGCCGCGACCAGCCTCGATGACCTCGCCGCCCTGGCACGCGCCACCGGCCGCCCCGTTGACTGCGATCCGGGCCTGGTGCCGTGGGACCGCGCCGACGAGGAAGCCGAGCTGGCCGACGCCCTGGAGCTCGCCGGCGTCCCGGTCACACCCAACCGCGCCACCCGGGCCCGTCGCCTCGGCGCCGCCCTGCGCGCCGCTAGGAGCCTGCCGTGATCCCCTGCATCCCGCCCCCGCCGCCCAGCAGGGACACCGCCCCCAGCCCGCCCCCCGACGAGTCCGGGGAGTGGGTGATCCCGCCCCGCCGCAGCGCCGCCCTCCTCCACGAGTGGCGCACCGCCGAGCATGACACCGACCTGACCCCGCCCCCAATGGAGGCCCCGTGATGACCCACCCTCACCTCGCCCGTATCGCCAGGGCCCTCGACTGGCTCCGGGGGCTGCTGTGACCGCCGCCCTCAGCGCCCCCGCTCGCGCCCTCCTCGCTGACCTCCAGGGACAGCCCGCCATGGGTGAAGGCTCCCTGAAAGCCTGGGGCTCCCGGCGCCGCCCGCAGCTCACCCTCACCCAGGTCGAGACCCGCGCCGCCGATCTGGTGGACGCCGGCCTCGTCACCCGCGAGGTCAAGGCCGATGGCCGCTCCATCTACCGCGCCGCCACCCTCGCCCCCCGCGCCGAGCCTGCGCCGGTCGAGGTGGTGACGGAGCCGAGCCCCACCCCGCCGCCGGCCAGTGAGGCGAAGCCGAAAAAGGCTGCGAAGAATCCCGTTCCTCAGAAAGTGATTTGCGGCGGCTGCGGCAAGCTCGACGTCTGCAACGGGGATCCATCCTGCCCCTCGTGCGCGGACTACATGCTTCGGAGCGCACGCGAGACCGGAGCAAAACTCGCCGCCGTCGTGGTGGACCGCGAGGAAGAGATCGCCCGCCTCGCAGAG